TAAGAAACCTCCTTCCCATAATATTTCTTCAGCAAATTTATGACGAACTGCTGCCCCCTGCCCGTAACAAACGTCTGCTGATAAGTCTTTGTCATAGTCGCAGTTTCAAACACCGACTCCTTTACGGAAAAATATCCGCGGTCGATAAAAGCCTGATACGGCAGATTGTTTGCCATAAGCACACCTTTTCCTTTCAGCCAGCCGTAAAGCTTGTTTCTGCCGACGGGGATATTTTCCGCTCTCGCAAGCTTTGCCATTGCGTTCATGTCGATAAGATTATCGGTATTTGACACCTGATTCGCAAACTCCACCAGCGGCTGATCGTGGCGGATACGTTCATTCAGCTTGTTGATAATGGTCATTTGAAGTCGGAACAGGTCACGGTATGGCTCGTCGAGAAAGGGGAGATAGTTTTTGATGAACATATCCTCGTTGGAAACGTAGCCGCCGGTGCGTCTGATGGTGGGGAGGACTTCGGCGGTCACCCAACGCCTGAACTCTTTGGCTCTCGGCATTTTGCTTGAGAGAACTAAGCTGTAAAAGCCGCTTTCATTGATAATAGTGGTCTTGCTCTTGTAATTTGAACCACTGTCGGAAATCACGACGGTGGTTTTATCCTCGGTATCCACATGACGTGAAAGAGCGTCCCTTGTGTTGGAATACCCTAAAATTTCCGCAACATCTTTTCCTACAAGCCACGGTTCGCCGTCCTTAATGACTGTTCTCACTTTTCCGAATTCGTCATTTTCAAATATTTTTATCATATTCTTCATTTGCGTTTTCCTCCTCGTCAAATTTCAGTAAATTTCTTGCAATAGCTTCAACCACATTTACCGTAATTGAATTTCCTGCCTGCTTGTAAAGCTGTGCGTCGGACATACCTGCTTCAGCGACTTTTTCAAACTGCTCTTTTGTAAATCCCTGCAATTTCCAGCACTCCACAGGCATAAGCCTGCGGATTCTGCCTTTGTGTACTATTCCGTGTCTGTCCGTAACCGTGAGCGTAAACATCGGTTCATTAGGTTCTTTTATTCTGCGACCGTTCTGTCGGGTAGTTTCCTTAAATGGGTTGATTATCGCCCTAGGAGCTTCTTCAAGCACTCCCGAACGTTCGCCTTTGTGAGTTTCGTTTGTTACTCCCAAATCCATTCTTGTATGCAGACATCGGGCATTTTCTGTAATCTGCGGATTTTCGTTCAAATCACAAAAAACAGCGGAATGTTCTCCTCTATGATGAGATACTCCGCTGTTCTGACGTGCGGTAACACATCTTGCAATGTCTGTCATCTGAGGATCGGGATTGCAGTCTATGAAATAAAGTCCCGTTTTACCGCCCATGCCGCCCGAACCGCTGCATTGCGTAACAGCCGTGCCGTCTGTGGAATAAACTCTCGAACCCTGACTGCCGCCTATCAGCTGTTCAGGTTTTCTTTTTTCGCAATTTTCCTCATCATTTCCTCCGAAAGCCAGTATTTCTGAGGGACATTTGTCTCCAAGATATCCGATAAGGAACAGCCTTCTTCTTGACTGCGGTATTCCGAATCCGGCAGAGTTAAGCACGCGCCAGCACATACTATACCCCAGTTCAGAAATCTTTTCAAGGATGATTCTGAAACATTCCCCCTGCGATATACCAAGCAGGTTGGGTACGTTTTCAGCGATAAAGTAACGGGGGCGCTTGGCTTCAAGGATTTGGATATAGTTAAAAAACAGGTTTCCTCTATCGTCCTCAAAAGCGAGTCTGCGCCCCGCGACACTGAACGATTGGCAGCACGGGCCTCCAACGAGCAGATCAAAATCCGGCATATTTCCGTAATCGATTTTTGTGATGTCCTCATAAAAAATTTCCCCCTTTGTGTCATACAGCGTTCTGTAGGCTTTCTGTGCGAATCTGTCAATTTCACACCATCCGACGCACTCAAACCCGCCTACTTTTTCAAAAGCCGAACGGAACGCTCCTATTCCTGCAAACGCTTCGAAATATTTTATCATTTATCACCGTTCCTTTCCTTTTTGTAATAAAAAAACGGCTAAGTCTTTTTCAAAACTTAACCGTTACATTGACATATTCATTTCTTCGTTTTCTTCAAGATCTTCCGTTTCTGTAATTTCCTCGCACTCAATATTTTCCTCTGTTTGCTTATCAATCTGACTCTGTTCCTGAGCGATTTTATGGAACTTATCCACATCGGGGATAACCCCAAGCGTTCTTCCGTTATCAAATTTACAGTGCAGAGTACCCGCATCGTCCACAAATTGAACTATGCCTTTAGTACCTGGTGGAATCGGACGGGGATCGTTATCCATACTGTCAAGGCATATCCGAGTTCCTTCGGGATATCTCTGCCTGAGCATTTCTACCTTCTTTTCGTTGTAAATCATATAACACCTCACATCGTCATTCCCATATCGGGTTCTTCGGTCATGTCCTCGGTCTGACTGCTGTTCATTTTTTACTTGATCACCTCCAGTCGTTTTAGATTCCCTTTTTATAGTATATTTGTTATCAAGCCTCCTTTGAAATAAAAAAAGACCGCTTTGTCGTTTATCACATTTCGTGATATTTGACAAAACAGCCTTCTAAACTTTGTGAATGTTTTTTCATAAAAAATCGGCAGGCTTAGAGCAAAATATACTCAAAGTCTGCCGTTATGTTCGATATTTTTTGTTGTGTAGGGTTCGACTCCCTTTTTTTCGTGAAAACTGGTGAAAAGCATCCACGGTTTTACATTAAAATTTTTTGTTTTCTAAATATCAAAAAAGCCCGTAAACACGGGCTTTTTAAGGTGAGTATCCATTTGGTATCACCAATATGGTTGCGGGAGCTGGATTTGAACCAACGACCTTCGGGTTATGAGCCCGACGAGCTACCGAACTGCTCCATCCCGCGATATTTTACTGCTTTTTTACTGCTCTCTCCTGAGTGCTTATTTATTATATCACAAATGAATGTGAATGTCAATACCTTTTTTGCAATTTTTTTATTTTGACTGAAAACTCTTGACTATTGTATCCAAATCGGGTATAATATATACGATATCGGGGTGTGGCGCAGATTGGTAGCGCGCTACCTTGGGGTGGTAGAGGTCGTCGGTTCAAATCCGGTCACTCCGACCAAAAGCTCAAAGTGCGGTTGTTAAATTAATTATCTAATTGTATCTTATCGACTGCCTGTCGGCGTAAATCATCATAAGAGTGCAAATAAATATTTGTGGTGTCAAGCTTTGTGTGACCGAGTAAGTCGGCAACTGTCTTGACATCCGCTCCGTTAGCGGTCAGCAGACTTGCGAACGTGTGACGGAATTTGTGCGGCGTAAGGTGTGGCAAGCCGTCAGCATGGGTCTTTTTCCATTCCTCATTCTTGCGTATAAACATAGTGTTGTACTCCTCATGATAACGGCGAGGGCTGAGAAAGTTCTTTGAACGTGGATTACCAAACACAAAGTCACAGGTAACAGGCAGTGAAAGAAGAAGTTTATAAGCTGTTTCGTTAAGTTCAACATAGCGGAATTTGTGGTTTTTCGTATCATTCACGAGCCTTGCACAGCCTTTTAAAACAACAACAGTTTGACAAACGAAGATACGGCGAGCCTTTAAATCAACGTTCTCCCAACGCAAGGCGAGTATTTCTTCACGGCGTAAACCTGTCAAGCACTCAAAACGGAACATCTTCATTATTGTGCTGTCACCAGAAGTCAGAAAGGCGGCTTGTTCTGCAGTAAATGATAGCTGTTGCACTGTTTCAGGGCGTTTTCTGCACCGCCTTAACTCGAATGCAGATAGGTCAATAGGCGTATAACGGCAAGCGTAAGCGTAACGCATGATACGTTTAAGGACACTGCGGAGCTTTTTCACTCTGTCAATGCAGTATGTATCATCACATATCTTGATAATGTTATTGAGGTCAGAAAGACCGATTTCGGAAAGGTCCTTGCCGTTTATCGGCTTGCAATTCTGCTCAATCACATAGTCGGTTTGCTCAGGATAGCGGACAACGCCCTCTAAATAAGAGGGGCGAAAGTCCTTGTAATAAAAATCTTTAAATTTCATGGTAATAACTCCTTTTGCGTGGGTGTTATTTGGGTGTAGTCATTCCATGTATTGGCGTACATGGGTTTATAATGACTACACTCTTTTTGTTGTAATAATGCGTGTGGTAGGCTTGAAAGCCTTTTTAAATGCACTATAGCGGTGCTGTGCGTTGTATTCTTCAAGAAACGTTCTGAGGAGCGTATCACGCTCAGCAGGGCAACAAAGATAAACAATCCTTTTATCCTCTCCTTTCTCCTTGCCTATCGTGCCACAGAGCCACAAATAGAAAAGGTTGATTTCTTCCTTGCAAATTTCTTTTTGCTTCATGGTGTACCTCCTGAAATGATTATAATATATGTTGTCGGCTTTGTAAAATCAGCCGATTTTTTTGTTTTTATTTTCAACAAATTTTGACGTTAAGCCGTCCATAAGTGTGAACAATCCCATTTGTGAAACCTCGTGACGAACGTGCGAACACTGCTCACGGATAGCGTAACTATCACAATGCAGGTCAAAATCAACGTTGTATTTACAATAAAATGTACCGCTGTTGTTCTCGGCAGGATATTTGAAACAATACACTATATCATCAATGCGCCTTGTAAGCTGTTCAAGCTTGTCTATGCCGTCATTACGTTCAGCCGCCTTTTGATAGAGTTCTGTAGGCAGGAACGGCGAGGTTATATATACTTCCGTCCATAACGTCATTTTATTGCTGTATCGTGCAGATACCTGAGAGCGGTACTTGTCAAGCAGAATAAGCAAGTAGCTGTATGAGATACGCCCACGGAACTCATCAAGAATAAGTATCGGTTCGCCTTGGTAGCCGTCAAAAGGGTGGTCATAGTCGGTCACACGATAGATATTTACATCACCATGCTTTTCACAAAGTTCAATGTATGTGTATGATTTTCCGCACCCAGTACCGCCAAACAGCCAATGTACTTTGACATCACGTTCGGGCGGTGTGTTGTCCTTACGATACAAATAAAATAACTCTTCTGTTGCAGTTTTGGACTTGATAGCCTGCGGAAACTGTCGGTAAATATCGTTTGGAGTTTGTCCGCTGTAAATAAGGTCACGGATATCAGACATTGAAATCAAATCGTTACGCTTGCCTTGACAGCCTTTAATCTCACCGACCTGCGATTTTGCTATAATCTTTTCGCCCTTTTCCTCGAACTTGCCAACCTTGTTTATATAATCCTCGACTTGCTTTTTGTTTCCTTTGGTTATCTCAATATGTACTTTAGGAAAAAGCTTTTTCAAGGCAGACAGCGGGCGGAACGTCTTCTCACTTTCAAACACACAATGCAAGTGTTCAAGACCGAGGGCAGACACGCAGAATAAAACCGCTCCTGTTCGCTTATCATCATCACCGACCCATTTATTAAGAACATCATCACATATCTGTTGTTCTGTCAATGAGTGATACTCCGTAGGCTCTTGCTTTAATATAACCGCCTTGCCGTTCTCGTCTTTGATTATCTCCCCCTCTTCATTGTGCTTGTATGTAATATCGTAGCGAGGGTTATTTATAACGCAGAAAGCAGAGCGGCAATTAAACTCCGCCATATATAGAAACACCACCTTATCTTGTATCAGAAGTTGTCACAAAATTTTGTGACATGGGAAAACACGCATTTACGCTGTTTAAACTACTTTGTATCATGTATCAGAAGTCGGGGGTAATACTAACCCCGACTTCTTCCGAGGGGTTGAGAGATTCCAAAAGAAAAACCCAACAAGTGAAAGAGCTGCACATTCGTGCAGTTTTCGGCTCTTTACCTTTGTCTAAGTCGAAAGTTCGCAAGCCGAAAATCTCCAGAGCCGACGGCTCCGACAGCTAAGCCGTCTGAAACGGTCGCAGACCGACCGCCCCGCAGGAGCGGGGTTTGGTTGAGAAGGACATAAGTAGGTATTGACAAAGGGGAAATTGTTCTCCCTATCAAAGTTTCGAGATTTAATCGTCATCATCTTTCCAAAAAGAAAAAATATTAACCAAGGAACGCCGAAACCTAAAATAAAAGTTGTAAACATACTATCACCTCATTTCGTTTAAATTTGTGGGGTGGGGCTGAAACAGTCAACCCCCCTAGAACTGTTAATAATCACGGACAAGATAAAAGTTACAAAGATTATATACAATAGAGCTGTTAAGCTCACGAGAAACAGATATATGAAACATATGTGACATATTATAAGAATACCAAGCATTTTCAGCAAAAGAGCGAGCTTCTTTAGCATTATGAGCGTAGCAATAGTAAAAATAATGATGTTCACCGAATTTTTTAATGTCAAAATCAACACGATATAAAATTAGTTTTTTCATTTTAAACACCCTTTCATATTCTAAGTTTTATGTTTCTTCAAGCATTTGCTTAAGTTCTGCAATCAGCTTTGACAACGCTTTGTAGTCACAATCGGCGTTGATATTCATAGCCTTATCAATGATAATTCTAAGCTGTTCACGCTTTGCATACTTAATTGCAAGCTCTGTTGCAGTTGGTATTGTTGGCATAATATTTTTCATTATAATCAATCCTTTCTGCGGTTTGTGGGTTATCCGCTTTCCCTTTGTCTGTATATATTATACTACGGGATACCGTAGAGATATACATATATATAGTAAACTATTTGTAAAGAAACTGTTACGGGATACCGTAGAAATAATTGTTGACATTTACTAAATTATGATGTATAATAATAGCAAGGTGGTGATTTAATGGCAGTATCAGAAGCACAAAGAAAAGCCCGTGATAAATGGGATAAGGAAAACACAGAGAAAGTGCAATTTAAAGCACCTAAAGGGTTTAACAGAATGATAGAGGACAGAGCAAAAGAACTAGGAATGTCAAAGGCAGGATATTTGAAATATGCTGTCAGACAGGAGATAAAATCAGCAGAGGACAGCCACATTATTATAAAGACACATACAGACGAGGGGTGAGAGTATGGAAGAAATATTCACGGCGTTAGACGCTATGACGTCAATGGGCGTTGTTATACTTATCGTGAAAATAGTCATTGTGATACTGTTGATATGTGCCATATTTGAAACAGCAGGCAACAGCAAAGCGATAAGACGAGAAGAAGAAAAGCAGACGGAATTATTAAGACAGATACAGCAGAACACAGTTAATAGCAATCTGCTGATGATTAACAACAAAGATAACAACAACTCGCAGTGAGCCTCACGGCAACCACTGCGAGTTGTTTCATTACCAAGCATTTTTCCGCTTGCGAATAGATTTCTTTTGCTTTCGGTCAAGTGGCTGTGTGTTAGAATCTATGCCCTCACGATTGGCGAGTATCTCTTCATCAGACAAATACTCTTTTTGTAGCATATTCGTGACAAGCTGTGATGTATCGTAGAGCTGACGGCGTTTATTAGTCTGTAGATACGTTCTATTATACATCTGAGCAGGCGTATAAGCCTTATTTTCAGAATATAACTCGTATTCTTCGATGTCATATGTATAACCTGTCTGTATACGGCAGAAAGGGTGTTTGAAATGCGTATGGCAAGCGGTAACGTCTGCGGTTATATCACGTATCTGCTTATCTAAGAGGTTAAATCTCTGCACTGTTGCATATATCATCATACGCCGTTTACGGCATTGGCACAAATGCTGAAATAGAGGTTTAGGAACGGCACATTTACCGCCCGAAAAGTCACGGCTATTAAATATAGTACCTATTTCATCAATAAGCACAAGCGTGTTTTTAGGGGCGTTGAGGATATCTTGTGCAGTGTTCAAGGGTAGTATCTCCGTATAGTCGGGGAAATTTTTAATATTAATGTTTGTTAGTATGTGAAGCTGAGGATATTTGAGGCAGAGTTCATAAGCTTCAGCGACCATAAGCGAGGTCTTACCTGCTCCGAATTTACCGACAAAAAGGTGAATACCCCAACCGTTGAAAATCTGCGACCAATTAAAATATAAAGCCGTAGCCTTATCATAGGCAGTATAAGCCGCCAAGGACGGCAGACGAACGAAATAATCTAATAAAATCATAAGCTACCTCCGAGGGTTGAAGAAACGTATCATAGCATTATAAAGCATTTTCCAAAGCAGGAAAAGCATTAAACAGGCGAACACAAATTCAATGCACAGCACGCCGAATTGTTTCCACGTTTTGATAACGTCAATAGCGGCTAAGTCACAGCCAAGAAGTTTTAAAAGCTGATAGCAAGCGTTTTGAACATCATATAACACATTTACCACCCCTCTTTCTCAGGCTCTTGCTTGTCGATCTGTGGCGTGTTCTGTGGCTGTTCAGCCGATTGCTTTTTTAACTCCTGTTCCTCGTATAGTGCTTCTATAAGCCGTTTACGAGGGAGCGACAAGTCTTTATCAGATTTAAAGGCGTGCAAGTCCATAAAGAACGCCACCACGCCAAGAACTGCACTGATAGCAAGAATTACTATCAGTGACAGGACGAATAATTTTAATATTGCAACCATTTTAACAACTCCTTATGTATTGTGGAAAAGATATTTTAACAGAGCAACGGAGCAGGATATAACAAACAATCCTATAATCATTGCACCTACTGTGAAACTAAACTCACCGAAACGAATACGCAAACACATTAAGTGTTGAATTGAAACAAAAAGCGACTTCATAAGTGAGAACCAATTCATGATGCACCCCCTACTTCAAGACCCATTTAACAACGCAAATTGCTAACATGACAACAAAGAAAGAAATCAGGATAGTTAAGAACGTTGTAGGCAAAATACCGATACTTGCAGTTAAGAACTTGAAGAAATCGGACGAGCCGTCAAACACTGATTTAATGCTGTCAAGTCCGAAATCAACAGAACCGAAATTTTTATCAAGATTTTTTTGTTCCTCATACTTCTCGAAATCGTCAGGAGCAAGACCGCTTTCTCCGTTTTTATCCATATCATAATCATACATATAATCAGGAGTCAACTTCTTATCAAGGTAATCAGTAAACGGCTTGTTTGTATCCATTTCAGCACCATTCTTGAAGATTTTCGGCTTATATTCAGGATAATCTTTATAATTAAATGCCGTTGACGTTACACAATAGTAGTCAGGCATTACAACGTCTGTTCCCTCGCCTGTTTCGGGGTCAGCATTTACTGTTACAATCTGCTTTGTATTCAAAGAACCTTGATTGCACAAATAACCTTGATTGTCAAGGTCGAAGTAATCAGGGGTAGGAACTGAAAGAGAGGTCAAGCGACCATATACCACGATATAAAGCTTTGTATCGGCTGTGAACTGTGAACTATCAAGATTTTCAAGATTGATAGTAACATTCTTGACAGAGCCACCCTTGCCAATTATATAGCCAGCATTTATGCCCTCTGCCTTTATCCATTCCGAAGGCTCTTTGTTATCGTCCGTAACATCATCAACAACGCCACTTGTAGTATACATATATTTGCCATAGTCCAACGAGGTATAAACAGCGTTTTTAACGCTTTCTTCATAAGACGACTTTTCAGGGGGGGAAGTAGTAATATAACATACAAATTCATATGTATAATCTTTAAGTTCATCATAGCTGTCACGGAGTTTTAAAAATTCGTCCGTTAGTGTGACACGGACGTTAAGACCATTGCTTTCAATTTCCTGTCCGTCATTACTTGCACCCGGAGCGACAAGAGTTCCCTTGCGGCTCATGCCCTCAGAGAGAGCAGGGGAATAATCGACAGTAAAGGGAGTTGGTGGAGCATTAGGGTCTAATTCGTTTTCTAAATTGTCAAAATCATATATTTTTGTATGAAAATATACTTTAACAGACGTTTGAACATAGTCATTAAGATTAATTAATGCACGACATTGAGGTTTTTGGAAGCCACTAGGTTTAGTAACAGACCAACCACCATAACCAACAGATTCAGTTTTATTATCAGAAGAATCGAATTTAAATAAAAGACGTTGTGAATCATACTCATAATTTGAACCAAACAAAAATTGATTATTTGTAAAGCTATAATATGCAATAGCGGTAGGGTCAAAATAAAGAATATTAGTTTCTGATGTGCCGTCAGATTTTTTACCATAAACAGCAATATAATTATCAGTTTTAGAGATAGTTGAAGAAAAATTATTATAAACATCAGTAAAATGCGGAATATCAGAAGATTTACTAACAATATTCCATTTAACGCTTGACAGGTCATTTTTAGTTACTGTATCATCAGCAAATGCAGGAACGGCACAGCAGATAATAAGCACCATAGCAGAGAAGATTGACACAAACCGCCGAATTTTAGTTTTCATATGTTGTTTTCTCCTTTCTAAAATAAAAAATGCGGAGCGGATTAACCGCCCCGCACAAGCGAGATATAAGGCTGACTTACTTATGTGTAAGCTTTCTGATAACGCCGATTGCAACGCCGAGGAGTGATGCACCAACAAAGACCATGACAAGCGGATTGCTTGTCATAAGTGTCCACACCTGTGACACAAGGTCAGTGATAGTTGATACACCCGAAGTAATAGCAGATGTTTCACCTGCAAGAACTGAAATAGGCATATACTTTAATCTCCTTTCTACTTGATTATGTCAATACTCTCAACAACAAGCTTTTCAGCACCGCCGAAAGTACGAACGCCATAATTAATATTTACATGGCTATCAATGATAGCCGCAGAGTTAGGGAAAGTTTCCTGCAAGACCTTTGTTGAAACTTTAGCAATATGAGTTTCATATCCTGACACGCTCTCGTCCTTACTTTCCTTAAGGCAAAAAAGCGTGTAGTTTTCCCACTTTCTGCCCGTTTCCTTAATAACTCCACTGTTTTTCTTAAAACCTTTGACAATATACAT